AACAACATGCACAATCTCATGTTCTTTGTGGGGATCATTTTTTATGTCTTTAGACATTTGCTGCGGTAATTTATCTTCGCCAAACCTTTGTGCTGCTGCACGAGCGCTCATTTTGAATTTTCTATACACTGTATCAACAAGGCCATTCGCGTCTTCAGCTACAGTTATCTCTGCAATGTGACGCGCAGAAAACCTAATGCCATCCTTGTCACCTTCAACCATTAAAGCAGCCGTACCAAAAACAACTAGGTCATAATATAACTCATGTATCTCTTGTTGAAAATTTGATCTGTTAAAAGCTTTATACATTTGATCCATGCATAGCTCTAACCACTCATTAGCCATGTCATCATTTTGTAATGCTGGATCACGGTATCGCATCGAGAACCAAGGGGAGCTAGGAGAAGTGAGCATACCATGCAAAGAGGACGAAAGAAGTTCTACAGCGTGTACGGCTGTACCGTCATAAATTAACTCAGTTCGCTTATCCCCTTGGGTTCTCTTCTTTGTGATGTCTGCTTTTCGCGGTAACATATAATCCGCAAGCTCTTGCCAATGTTTTTCCCAATTAGATCTTTGCGTCTGTAACGTCTTAAACCTACGGTCTAACTGTGCAATAAGCGGATTTACTTGTACCATTACATCATTCCAATACTATTCATTAAAGAAGGCTTTTTCTTTTTTTTATCTTTACCCATAGCTAAACCGCCATGTGTGCGCCCAGCCATTTTTTGGTTTAATCTTTCTAATGGATCAACAGTCATATCTGCGCGGCGCTTAGCTGGCTGCGATGACCGAGCCCCCATTTCACCAGCAATATTCTTTTTGCCGTACATCATGCAATCATTTTACCCATAAGAGATCTTTTTTTACGTGTAGGTGCTTCTGCTAACAGTCCTTGAGCAGTTGTTTTTACTGTACTGCGCCTACTTGTTTTTGCTGTACCTGCAACTTTCTTTTCAGCTTCTCCACCTGCTTCTGCTTCAATTTGAGCAGCTTCTGCTTCTCCACTAGCAGCAGTACCAATACCAACCTCTTCATCTTTTACAGGCGCTTGCACTTCACCAGTTACCATTCCTGGCGCTTCCGGAACTTCTGGTGCTTCAGCTACAGCCGGTATTTCTGGTGTTGGCGTAGGCGCTGGAGCCGGACTATCATCAGAAGCAGGTCTACCAAATATATCTTTTCCAATATTTTTCATAGCAGCTTGGGATCGTTCCTGACGATCTGGCAAATCACGAAAGTACGCCGTGTTTTTAGGTTTCATACCTAAATCCATTTGTAAATCATCAAGCGCTGAATTTTTAGGTGCTGTTGAAGTTCGCACATCCATAGTAAATGATTCAGCAGGTAAAGACCCACCACTGCTTGTTGTTATATTGTTACCGCCACCACCAAAACACATTATCTTAAATCCTTCTGCATAGAAAGTCCTACCGGACTATAACCCAGGCGCTGCAATAGTAACGCGCCCCTTTCACTATTTATGCCAGATGTTGCCCCAGTACAAATATTAACCGCACCAACACCTCGCGCCCATTCTTCAAACATCTTCATCAACCGCACCCCCACCATGCCGCCTCGATACTCAGGGATAACATACCAGATATAATCACCTGCGACTAGTGTTTTTGAATATGGGTAGTAATAGGCCATTCCTACAAGACATCCAACTAATAAATCATTATCCCATGCAGTAAATATATCACTGTCATCTGTATCAATTCTTTCTTCTATCCATTGTTGCATTCTATCAAAATCAAATGTTGCAAATTTTTGCCAGCTTTCCGACTGAAACATTGCACAAACTTCTGTTACCTCAGCAGCGTCAGTATACCTGGCAATCTTATATTTAAGCTGCGAACGGATCATAATCTGACATTGCTTGCATCTGTGGAGCCCTCATTGTTGGCCCACTTTCCCTAAGACCTACAGCAAAATACCGAAATGCATCAGCCGCATGTGATGACCAATCATGCACCGGATTAGCCCTAAATGATCTTGTCCTATCATTATAAGACCTATGATACTGGCGCAAACACTCTAAACCCTGCTTGCACTTCTCACGATCAAACCACAACCTAGGTATCAACATCTGCGCCGCATGTATACCATCCTCTATAGGAAGCTTGGGAACCACCCTAAAATTTAATCCTAGATCCCAGGCTACTTCCCTTCGGCTCTTACCACTACCCAATTCACGCACCTCTATATCGTGCGGCGCATTATGCGTACCATATAAATAATTCTTAGAGTTAAGGATCTGACAGTAATGCGGCAAACCCTGATTTCTATTTTCATAATAATCTATAACATGCACAGCCCTGCCAACAGTCTGCGTATACCAAATCGATGTCGAGTCACCAATCCCAAGATCCCACCAGGTGTCTACCTTGTGCGCTGGATCATAAGGTACATTAGATACCCTGCCCCCAGTCGTAGCCTCTTCTAACTCCTTGCCATAAATAGCACCTGGCACATTCGCATTCCAACTACACTCAAACTCCTGTTGATACTGATCATGGGTCATCATACCCCTGGCAGCTTCCAACTCTTCGTTATCCAATAAACCAGTCTCAGAAGCTTTATACACCGCGCTCAACCAATCCTCACTCGAAGAAGCTTGCTCATAATAATCATAGAAAGCATTATGACCTTTAGGCGTACCAACAAAGATACAAAACCCCTTACGATCAGATAATGCAGGACGTAACACTTCCGGAAATACATTCTCAGGCATGTCAGCAACCTCGTCCATGACACAACCATCTAAATATATACCACGTAAACTATCAGGGTTCTCAGCACCAAGTAAACTAATCCGAGCCCCAGTAGGTAAGTCACACCGCAATTCAGTCTCGTGAAACTTTACATTCGGTATGCCACCAGCAAAATGTTTTATATAATCCCAAGCTACATTCTTCGCCTGGCGATAGGTGGGGGCCATATAAGCATATCGGGGGGTAGTCTTACCAGAAACTAATGCATCCCTTAATAAATGATTAATAGCCCATACAGTCTTGCCAAACCTACGATGACATACAACAACACCCCACCGCTTTAACTGCATCTCATTGTGCAAAGACATCTGTAACGGCCTGGGCTCATACGGTATCTCAATATGCGTCAATGCTGCAATACCTCATCCTGATCCTCGTATATCAATATGCCGTTCTTCTCCAAGATAGCCTCGTACAAGTCCAAAAGCAATACCGCACACTCTAACTGCTCAGACGCACTGTCGCTACTCACAACGCCCCTACGTAGCTCTGTAAGGTGTCCAAGCATAGCATGCTGGTTAGGAGTTAAGTCAGAGTGGGTCACACTCCCTGCTCCGCAGGTATATTACGTGTATAGAAACGGCGGCAAAAATGTCGGGGGGTGGGGGGGGTGGTATGCTTAAAACGCATAGCAAATCCTATTTCGCATAATAAGTATTATGTTAACTCTTGGATATTGTGCAATCATTACAATCACTTAGTTGTTTTGCGAGCTATGCAGTTTTTGCAAACCACAAGATGTAGTGGTTGCCTTGTCTCAGATCTGCTTGGTTTACTATACATATTCAAATATACGAATGTATGAATTTCACGCGCGTAGATCGGACGCTCAGGATGTCTCTTACACACACAATACAACATCATTTACTCATCATCGATCTTGCTGGTCCTTCCGGTTTAAGCTCATCCATCATTGTATCAATCATAAGCTTTTGCTCATTTGTGTAGTAATTTTCATTCCATTGGTTAACAGCATAGCCACGGACAAACGCATCAAGTCTTGAGTACTCCATCCACTTATCAAAGCTACGTTGTTCACCATGCTTTGTTTTTGCAATCTCGTATGCTTGTTTGTCTACTAAGATTTGCTCAGGAGTTCTTGTTTGTTTAAGTTTGTTTCTTAGCTTTGCAAAGTTTTCGTTTACATATGGTGCGTTGTGCAGCATGTCACCGAGTATTGCATTTTCTAGTTCAACACCTTGCATTGATTGGTCAAACACTTCTATCATCGGTTTACCTGTTGGACTATCTTCTGGGTGATAGAACTCAAGCTTTCTTTGCCCAGCTACACCAGATTCTCTTTTGTCTGTTACTTCGATGTTTGCAAAGATAGGATACTTTGCTTTTAATCGTTGTTCAATTTCTTGGATACTATCGCTCATAATAACCTAGTGCTTAACCACAACGTCTTGTTCATCCTCTTCCAGCGCGTTGACTGCCACATCGCCACCTTGCCAGCTAATGGTAAACTGCTGTGATTGTGGTTGGTCTTCTTTCTTGTCACGTATACCGAACGGCTGGTTCCTGGCTGTTGTCCACTTCAATGTATCTATCTCTAGTCTACGTCTATTGACCTCTGCATTGAGATGCCTGACATCACCATCTTCTGGTAAGGGCTCCATTGCTAGCTTGTTTATTCTATCGCTGTAGAACTCTGCCTGTAATATGCGTCCACGCCTGTACAACTCAAACATGTCATCATCTCCAGCGACTGCTCTTGTTACTGCTCTGTATGTAGGCATGTTGTTATCGCTTGTAATATCTACAAGTGTTTCGCCTTGAGCTAATCGGTCAACAATCTTTTCCATTACTTGTGTGTTAATTGTTCTGCTCTTGCCCATGTGCAATCCTTTTAAAAAAACGCCCTCGCCGTTGCAGTGCGTGACCTAACCAGGCAAGGGCCAGTTAACCGGACAGACTGAGAACTACGGCCCATCAGGAGAAGTATGTGAGCAGTTTACAAGCGATGAAACTCATACTTCTATTTTGTTATAACTTGATCCCATGCACCTTGTCTAGCCAGATTTCTAATCGATGTATAATCTCTACTTGCTCCATTGGGCTAGCCATTGCGATACTTTTAGAAACTTCTAAAAATTTATCTACAGACATCATAGGCCTCATCTTACTGCTAACTTTCTGTATTCGCCAGGACAACGGATCTTCTTGCCTACGTTTCTTACCCATCTTGTACGCCGGTGACATCCGAGTCAGTGTCTCCTGTAAGATCTTGTAGTTATTACTAGTTATATAGTTATTGTTAGTTTCTTTACAGTAACTACTGTAGTTACTGGTAGTAGTAACTTGTAAGTTACTATCTCGCCCTGGTGGGCTCGCGTTAGCGTACTTCTTTAGTGGCATTTGTCAATCCCCTATTTTTAATCGCTATCATCCACTACAAAACCAAGCCCTTCGCACTCCAGACACGTTGCTACAATCTCCACAAGTGAGCCGCCATTGACATAATCAATGACAGCTTCTTCACCGTCTACCTGACCGCTTGCATCGCAGTCCGTACACTTCTTTGCAGGTTCTAAAAACCTTTGTCCGTCTGGGCTGTAGAATACAAAATTTGCTTCAGTGCCCTTTACTTCTAAACCACCGTATTTCATTTAGAATACTCCGTGCCAACATATTTTAGAAACGAATTAAAATCTTGCATGTGATCTTTTATATCAAACCAAACTTCTTTTCTTTTAACAGGAGTTTTACCAATTACGTTTGAGTCAACCACTTGAACAGCTTCCTCAGGATCAAAACCTAAAGCCTCTATGATAGCAACGATAGCCTTATCCTCTTTTATTTCTTGATTAGATTGTTTCATGCTGATCTCCACTTGATACACTTCTTGCCCCAGGGCGTTTCTCCACGCTGACCACTGTCAACAATCTTGTCATCGTTACGCAACTCCGACAGCCTTGGACGCACTGTAACCTCCGGTATTTGTAGTACATCAGCAATCTCATGTGACGTTAAAGACAACTGCATTTTCTGTAACAACTGCAACACACGGTCACGCGCACTTAGCTTGCCTGGGTAATTACTACGTGCTGCTGCACGACTAGTATCTGTTTTTTGGTATCCGACACCTTCTTGTGTATATGGCATATTAGTTCTCCTTCCAGCCTATCCATTCTAGGAATGCTTCATAAGTTTCTAACGGTAGCACAACCAACGTGCGCTCCCTATCTTTTCTGATAAACAACATATCGCTGCCATCCTGGTCCAGGGCATCATACAAATCTTGCCACGCCCTGGCCCTTCTCTTACATTCTGCAAGCAACGCTTTCTCCGGTCCTATAATTAAGTCACCTGCAAACGAACCCTTGACACTTCCTGACAAAGGTATGCGTTCTGCCTCTACATTTCTTTCTCGATGCCAGTTAACAACCTCGCGCTCGAACACTGCACCCTTATCTCTACTCGCCTTACCACCCATAGATCACCTATAAAAATCGTTAGGTGTTACAGCGCCCATCGTAGTTTCTTGTATAATTAACATATACTTAGTTGATGGTATCTTGTAATCTTTATGATCTTTACTTAAACACCAACGCCGCACAACAGTGCCATGCTTGGCATCTAATCTTTGCGCCAACTGAGGGTAGCTGTAACCCTTTTCTTTGCGCCATTCTTCAAGTTTCATAAAATTTCTCCTTGCAAAAAATTATCGTTAGCATATGTTCGTGACACAATATGTCAAGGGTATAGATATGGGATTGAAGAAAACAGGATGGGCCGACAGGTTCAATTATAAGCATCACAGTAATCCATCAACGCCAGATGCGTGGACGTTTTTTGATAAGGCGTACTTGCGTGTGCAACACAATAAAGCGTGGCAAATACTTACTGGAAAGATACAGGGTGATGAACAAGAAGCTAGAAAGATATTGCGTGATTCTGGGCATTACAAAGATAGCCTAGGATTATCGCAGTACAAAGATAACCCAAACATGGTGTCCGGACGCGCTGCACAAGTTTATGCTGACCGGTTACTAGTAGATGATGCTTCACCTAACGAAGCTATGGGCGATGCAATAAACCTTCTGCAAGGTTACCAGGGTGGTCACTGGCGTGACGCTGACAAAGATAATCTTATTATCGCACACCGCGAGAGAATCTATTATGACGCTGAGGGTAAGCGTAGTAAGAAGGGTGACCTTGTACAGGCAGAGTTCTCTTTAGTGTGTGAGAACTCAGTACAAGGCGTGAGAGAGGCCATGCAGGGCTCTAACAGGATAGTAGGTGAGATAGATCTATTCGGTCACTTACCGCACTGTCAGCTACCTTACTTTGGTAAACCAGACTATGGCGAGGGCCGTGTAGAACTAAAAACACAATGGGATCAGGCTGCTGATACAGATAGTCCTAGAGCAAACTCTTTGCCAAAGAAAATAAAAGCACCGCATCTTATGCAGATTGCCGGTTACTGGCACTTGTCTAAAATCATACCTAAAATTGTGTATGCAAATCGACTAGGCTATGTAATACTGGAGCCTACGATTGATGAGCTTCAGTTTGCTTTAGATAACATTGTGCAAGCCTGTAAACGTAGAGAAAAACTAATGCAGGTTGCAGATGATTTGCCAGAGCTACTATCGTTAACAGACCCACAGTTTGCCGAGAGTTTTGTATGGCGAGATCTCAACCCAGATATATTAATAAAAGCTAAACAACTATTTGGGAGTAAGAAATGAAAGAATTAATCAATGCAATGTCTGAGGTTAATAACCTCAACAGATCGCACGGCGTTACGCAACGTGGTGGTAAAAAATATACAGAAGTATTTGTACGTGTAGAAGCTTTTCGTAAAGCATTTGGTACTGAGCTAGGCATAGAT